TGATGAGAGTTGAAGTCTACTTCAATCTACATAAGAAAACATTCTCTGTTCGTTCATGTAGGACAGGCAGAGTTATGGTACACACTGACGAAGTACACATTGAAAACCCTGAGTTTGTAGTGCGTCAGTCAGGGCGTAACCGTGTACTCAGTGAGGGCAGGAAGAATGTTCATGCCTTTGTGCGTGGTGATGCCACATTTTTTCGTTATACAAACCGTCCAATGTTGGACACTATAACTTACAACCCATACAAGTATGCATCTTTTGTTGACAAGCAGACAGAAGAACCTGTATACGAAGCAAGTCGGGCATGGCTAACTGTGACCGACAGGATACCAACCATACAAGCAGAAGGAGTACAAACATGTTTGTAATATTCGCAACTAAGCCATTGAATGATGGCACAAAAGGTTTTCGTTTCAATGTCCTTGGACGTAAGGGCTTGTACCGTAAACGTAAGGTAACGTCACGTGGATGGTTTAAGTATCAACCATTGGACAGTATGAACGCCTATCACTTTGGCAAGCGTACCTTGTACGTTGAACATGCGTACAACCCTAACAAACTATTTCATTTTGCAGGATAAGGAGATCCAGATATGACTAAACTAAAAACAAAACTAACTCGTGCGGAAGTACAGAAACTATGTGACTTATACAACGCAATGGACACCATCCTAGATAATGCAGGTGAATCATTTGACGTGAGCCTAAGTGATCTACATAGCTTGCGTGACGAGGCATGGAAGCTGCGTGGCATGTTTGAGTTCAGAAGTCAGAAGGATGAAAATCCAGACAGACCTGCACACTGGCTACCTCAAGTGTTACCTGACGATGATCGTGCATGGTACTACAATGCCAACGATTAAGGCATACGAAATTGTCTTAGAGATTGATGGACAGGAGAGTTGTATCACACTGGATGATACCTTTCCTGCCATTGATGGATGGGCAAGTGCTTGCAGCATGGCAGTCCTGATGGCAAAGCACATTCACCCCGACAAGGAAGTAGAGTTCGTATCATGTGCAGAATACGAAGCAGACGAGTATGCAGACATTGGTTATGTCTATGATGCACCAGTAGTATTGCAATAGGAGAAAGCAATGGACGCTAAGATAAAACTAACTGAACGTATGTTGAACAAGTCAGAGATCAATGCTAACAAAACTGTAAAACAGTTCATGTGGGGTGACTTTGGCATGAAATATACTGACCCTTTCTTTGAGGTAGGTAACAAGCTCACTGTGATAGGTGAGTACATAGACGGTGAGGAAGCAGACATAAACTTCTTCAGACGATCAGGCCGTGGTGACACGATGCTTAGTATACAAAAGCTAAAGCAATATGCCGATGCAGGTGATGAAGTTCGCCTGTCATCAGACAGTGAAAGCGATGGCGATGGTACACGTATATTTATCCAAGTCCACAGACCAATCAGAGAAACCAATGCCGCCTGATGATCCATGTGATGATTGGTCAGGTACACCTTTACCTAAGAGGAAAGACAAATGATTGAAGCAGCATTGATGTGCCTTGCACTTAACGTGTACTTTGAGGCACGTAACGACAGTATGGTTGGGCAGTATGCGGTAGCACAGGTAGTAATGAACCGTGTACAGTCCAGCCAGTTCCCCAATGACGTGTGCTCTGTGGTTAAGCAGTCACGTAATGATGGCACATGTCAGTTTAGTTGGTACTGTGACGGTAAAAGTGACAGGCCACGTGAGGCATATGCATGGGCTTATGCTCAGATGGTAGCAGCAGATGTACTGCAAGGCCAAGGCTTTGACACAGTAGACATGACACAAGGCGCAACGCACTACCATGCAAACTATGTACGCCCATACTGGGCTGACAAACTAGAGTACACTGTGACTTATGGATCACACCTGTTCTACAAATAGCTAACGCCCCTTAGTAGGGCATTGTATATCTTACATAACTATGGCACAGTTGCCACATACTTATCATAAGGAGAAAAATAGTATGGCTTTTGATTTTAATCACCCGAATATCGTACCTGAGTACATGGACTTTGACGTAGCTTTTGAGCCTACCAAAGTGAAGGACAAGAAGTATGTCATCAATGCTACATCAGGTGAATACCTTGGTGTAGTAGGTAACACGTTTACTTGTGCGTCACATGGTGACTTCTACCGTGGTGTCCTTGACACAGTGACAGAAGAACTGTCTGACCATGAGTTAGCAAATGCCAATACACACTGGCGTACTGCACGTAATGGGGCATGGGCTATGCTTGACATTACCCTGCCCAACATGAAGACTGTCATTGAGACAGACAAACACAGCACTGAGATTGGCAACCGTATCATATCATTACATGGTATTGATGGATCATGCAGCAATCAGGTGTACTTTGGTGCCATTGATTTCTTTTGTACCAATGGAATGATTAGAGGGGAGTATGACAAAGTGCGTAAGAAGAACACATCAAACTTTACTATGGAAAGTTTTATCTATGAACTGACACGAGCACGTAAGGACTTCTATGAGGAAGCCAGCAAGATGCAAGTGTGGGCACAGACAGATCTCAAGTATGTAGACGTAAGCTCACTGCTTGATAGCATGATTGCATCTAAGCGTAAGTCTGAGAAGATGTACAGTTTGTACATGCAAGAGGCTTCACAACGTGGTCACAACAAGTGGGCATTGTATTCTGCCTTCACTAACTATGCCAGCTATGCTGATGAGCGTAATGGTTTCAACCTGCGTAACACAGGCAACGATACACAGGCTGTAAGCATGTGGTCACGTGAGCAAGAGGTGAGCAAGTGGGTTAGTGATGACAAGTTTATTACTTTGGAGGCTGCATAATTGCCAAACCTACCACGCTATGTACAAGAACGGGTGTCATCTACGGGTGACATCTCATACCGCTTTAACCCGCCACAGAACCTTGTCGATGAGGGTGTGGTCAAACGTGAGGAGTATGGCACAGACCTAAAACAGGTACGTAAGATTGTTCGTGATCACAACAAGGCGATTGACACATGGCGTGAAGAACAAGCACAGGTTGTACGAATAAAGTCTAGCAGCAAGGTGACTGATCTCATTAACTATTACTATATGTCTAATGATTTCAATGCATTGCGTCATACAACTAAGGTTGACTATAGGTACTTTCTGACTGTGCTGCATCAGACTATGGGATGGCGTAAGTATGAACACGTTACCTCTAAGGTTGCAAAGCAATCATACGAAGAGTGGGTCAAACGTGGCATCAGTTTTGCTAATCATGCGGCAACATGTGCCAGTAGGGTGTACAACTATGCTATACAGATGGAGCACACAACATACAATCCTTGGGCAAACATCAAGCGTAAGTCTGCTGCACAGCGTAAGGTGGTGTGGACACACGATGATGTTGTCAAGTTTCTTGACGTAGCATACAGCGACTTTGAGTATCGTAATGTTGGTTTGATTGTACAGATGGCATACGAGTGGTGCCAACGGCTAGGTGACATGCGTATGTTGACGTGGGATAGCATTGACTTTCGTACACAGAAGCTGACACTAGAACAGAGTAAGCGTAGGGCTGACGTAGAGCTACCAATATCAGAGGATCTATTACACATGTTGAATGAACAACGTAATGACTTTGGTTTTCAAGACTACGTTGCCCCACATCCTAGACCTACGGGTGGTACATATAACCCTTATGCTATGGAGAGACTATCCAAAGTGGGTAGAAGGGTAATGCGTCTAGCTAAACTACCCGAAGAGCTACGTCTTATGGACTTACGTAGGACTGGTGTGACACAGATGGTTGACGCTGGTGTACCATTACCCCAAGTTATGGCAGTGACAGGACACAATCATGTGTCTTCTGTGAAACCATATATGAAACATACTTACACAAGTGCAAATAGTGCCTTGACACAGAGAAATGTAAGTGTATCCTTGAGTGGAGCGAACAACATAGAAAGTGATACAGTATGAATATGAATGATCTTATACATGACTTAGGACTAGCTAATGGTGAGACTAAACGTATGACATGTCCTGCGTGTAATACTAAGAATACATTTACTATTACTAATAATATGGGTAAGATCATATGGAACTGTTACAAGGCTGGGTGCAGTGTGTCAGGTGGCACACGTACTCAACTGACTGCTGATGACATACGTAAGTCATTGGGTAGTGTTGCAGAAGAGACACACGTATCAACATTCTCAAAACCAGATTGGTTTGTTCGTGATGATGCAAAGATCAAAGACTTCTGTGACCAGTGGGAGCTAGACCCACAAGATTTAGGCTTGTTGTATGACGTTAAGGAACATCGTGTGGTGTTCCCTGTTGTACACAATGGAGTTGCAGTCGATGCCACAGGCAGATCACTTGGTAAACGTATACCTAAGTGGAAAAGGTACGGTAAAAGTGACTTGCCATACGCTGCTGGACGTGGTAAAACGGCTGTAGTTGTTGAGGACTGCGTGAGTGCTGCTATTGTAGGTGATGGTGGTGTATATGTCGGGGTCGCAGTGTTGGGTACATCATTGTCCACTGGACACAAGAGGTACTTGTCGCAGTTCTCAACAGCAATAATTGCATTAGACCCCGATGCTTTACCTAAGACACTGCAGTTTGCACGAGAGTTACGACAGTACGTAGACACTATCAAGATACTGTACTTGCGTGACGATTTGAAATACCGTAACCCTACCGACTTTGAAAAACTTACAACACTAGGAGACTAACACATGGAATTATCATTGATACGTAGCCTGATGGACAAAGACTTTTATGACGAGCATCGTGGTGCACGTTGTCCTGACAGACTATTCAGTAAAGATGTACGTAAGATCAAGCAGTCTATTGACACTGCTATGGATCGCTATGAGCGTACAGTTACACCAGCAGAGATTGAGGCATTGTTCATGGCGAACAACCCTACCCTCACAACTGCACAGAAGACTGCCTACAGCCACCTGTTTGGGCAGGTAAGCAAGGAGCAGCCAATGGGCAGTGACGTAGCACAAGAGGTGCTATCTAAGCTGTTTCAACAGGTGATTGGTGAGGACATTGCCAACCTTGGCTTTGACTATGTGAATGGCAGCAAGTCTACACTGGAACCATTACGTCAGATGCTTGAGCAGTATGGCGATGACTTCACACCCAACCTACGTATTGATTGGGAAGACATTGACCTTGATACTATACTTGCTATGACTGACCTTGAGTCACAGTGGACATTCAACATACCTACGTTGACACGTAAGGTTGAGGGCATCAACGCTGGTCACTTGATTGAGGTAGGTGCACGTCCTAACACAGGCAAGACATCCTTCCATGCCTCACTTGTGGCTGGGCCTAATGGCTTTGCATGGCAGGGTGCTCGTGTTGTTGTGTTGTGTAACGAGGAAGGCTATCATCGTGTGGCTCACCGTTACATCACGGCAGCTACAGGCATGGACAAGTTTGAGATCGTGAAGAACAAACAGGAAGCCATGCGTGTCTTTGGTCAGATACGTGACAAGATCATGTTCAAAGATGCAACAGGGCGTGACATGAATTGGGTTGAGTCTGTGTGCAAGTCATACAAACCTGATGTAGTTATACTAGATATGGGTGACAAGTTTGCCCGTACCGCTGGTTTCTCACGTCCTGATGAGGCACTCAAGGCTAATGCCATACAAGCTCGACAGATTGCCAAGCAGCAAGAGTGTGCCATGTTCTACATGTCTCAGCTATCTGCAGAAGCAGAAGGTAAGGTTGTTCTCAACCAAGCTATGATGGAAGGCTCACGTACTGGTAAGGCAGCAGAGGCTGACCTTATGATTATGATCTCCAAGAACCCTACAGTTGAGGGTCAGGAAGAAGAAGACAACCAACGCCACATCAATGTGGTAAAGAATAAACTATCTGGGTGGCACGGTATTGTTCACACAGATCTTGAATACAAGATAGCGAGGTATGTATCATGATAGATAATAATATTAATCCAAAGACAGGAAAAACTCCTTATTATAAAGACAATCCTGAAGCTGTTAAAAAACGTGATGCGTTGAGAATGTTTGTTAATGGTAAAGAGGTGAGTAAAAAACACGCACTGTATAAAGCAGGTCGTTATAAATCTTTTGGTGATGCTGCCTTTGCTTCACTGCAAAAAGACCAACAGATCAGCGAGGGCTACGTGTATGCAATACAAAATGCAGCATGGCCTGAGTGGATTAAAATAGGTAAAGCTATTGATGCAGAAGATAGGCTGAATGGATACCAGACAAGCTCACCCATGCGTGACTACACTCTGTTGTACTACAGATACTTTGATGATCGTAATACAGCAGAAAAGAAAGCGCATATCTTAGCTGCGACACAAACGACACACCCTTGGAACAAACATGACAACGGTGAATGGTTTAAGCTGACACAGCAGCAAGCAGTAGATATAATAAAGGAGATAGAATGATACAAACGTTTTACGTAGATCACATGGGTACAGACTTATCTGTAGCTAATGCAGCACGAGTAAGCTTTGGTAAGCGCAGTGAGATGGATACGAGTGACGTATGGGGTCCACCTAAGTTGAAAGACAAGGACACAAAGCTCATACGCTACTTAGCCAAGTACAAACATACGTCACCTTTTGGACATTGCTTTGCCAGCTTCCATGTTAAGGCACCTGTCTTTGTAGCTAGACAGCTAGTCAAGCACAAGTTCCTACGCTGGAATGAGGTTAGCCGTAGGTATGTAGACCATGAGCCTGAGTTCTATCAGCCTACGGAATGGCGTGGGCGTAGCGTAGATGCTAAACAGGGTAGCAAGGGTAAAATAACAGTGTCTTCTGACATAGCTAGAGACATGGCAGACTCAGCCAAAAAAGACTATGAGTACTTATTAGATCTAGGTATTTGCCCAGAACAAGCACGTATGGTACTGCCACAGAGCATGGTCACTGAGTGGTACTGGTCAGGTAGCTTGGATGCATTTGCAGACATGTGCAACCTGCGTTGTAAGCCTGACACACAGTACGAGACACAGGTTGTCGCTGGTCACATTGACACAGAGATGGCTAGGCTGTTCCCTGTATCATGGAAAGCATTAAGGGAGAATGAATGATGAGAGGTAACATTAACGGTGCAATCAAGGCGTCAGCTATTGTAGCTTTACTGATTGCTGCGCCACCCGTACTGATAGCCATGACATACGATGACTACCCAAAATATTGCAAGCTATCTATCCTGCTACCATGTATAGGTGTAAGCAATGAGTGAGATAAAAGTAACAGAGGTAGAAGAACACGAGGATGGTAGTGCTACAATACAAGTAGAGTGTGACCCTGAAACATTCGCAGCTATCTTTAACGTAGGGTTTGTGGCCTTAGTAAAGAGGGGTCTGGAAGATGAGAAGTGGCAGACATGTGTAAGTTGTGGTGGCCCAGCACAGAATAATACCTGCGGCTTCTGCCTAGAGGAAGAGTGATTATGATTAGACCCATGACCCAAGAAGAAAAAGAACGTGCAACTGAGAGGAGACTTAGTAATATGACTACATCAAAATCAATATGCGAGATACGTTTACACAATGCAATGATGCGTAACAACCTTACGCTAGAAGAGTGTATAAATGCCATAGATTTATACGCTATGGATAAAAAGTTTCACGATGATCTTGACAGCTTGTACAATGTCGAACATGATGCATGGGATAATTGGCACGATGGAGATATAAAGTAGGAGACAACATGATACTGACCCTCGACGTAGAAAACACAGTAACTAAACGCAACGGCAAGATGCACCTTGATCCGTTTGAACCAGACAACACACTTGTAATGGTGGGTATGCTAGATGATCACATGAATGAAACGATTGTAACGTTTGATCACGCAGAGCAACAACCCACCACAGATGGGCGGCGTATTGTTCAGGATGCACTGGACTCTACCCGCCTGTTGGTTGCACATAATGCCCCTCACGATCTTGTATGGTTGTGGGAGTCAGGCTTTACTTATGACGGTGACATCTTTGATACCATGCTAGGCGAGTACGTACTGCAGCGTGGACAGAAAGAGCTACTGTCACTTGAGGCATGTGCAGAACGCTACGAGCTTGACACTAAGAAGCAGGACACACTCAAAGAATACTTCAAGCAAGGCTTGTCTACTCGTGACATACCACATGCTGAGTTGACTGAGTACTTGTCACATGACTTACATGCTACGCAACAATTGTTCAATCGTTTGCAGACGAAGTACGAGGAGTGCAGTTCACTAGAACCAACGATCACTCTGACTAACCAGCTTGCAATACACCTTGCACGTATCTATCAGCGTGGCTTTCAGGTAGACATGGATGCACTGTTGAAGGTGCGGGATGAGTTTGAACATGAGCGTAACGTACTTTCAATTGCACTAGAGGAACAGGTTGCAGACCTTATGGGTGACAGACCCATCAATCTCAACAGCCCAGAGCAAAAGTCATGGGTTATCTACAGCCGTAGGCCACATGACAAGAAGGTGTGGGCAGACTTGTTTGATGAACGTATGCCAGACACAGAGTATCGTAGTACAGTACGCTTACACAGTGATCGTTTGTACAAACAGAAAGCACACCAGTGTAAGGAATGTTATGGCACTGGTCAGGTAAGAAAGGTAAAGAAAGATGGAACTCCCTTTGCTAGAACTAATAAATGTAATACTTGTACTGGAAGCGGTTTCTTTTATACTGACTCTACTTCCCTAGCTGGCCTCAAGTTCTCACCACCTACAGCCAAGTGGGTAAGCTCCAATGGCTTTGGTACAGACAAAGGTAACTTGCTATACCTTGAGGGCATTGCACGTTCCAAAGGTATGAAAGAGGCAGAGCTATTCTTACAGAACCTACGTAGATTGTCTGCAGTAGAAACGTATCTCAGCAGCTTTGTAGAGGGCATAGCAACGCATGTAAAGACTGACGGTAGACTGCATGTACGTTTACTGCAACACCGCACTGGCACAGGTCGTTTGTCAGGTGCAGACCCTAACATGCAGAACATGCCACGTGGTGGTACGTTCCCTGTCAAGCGTGTGTTCACATCACGTTGGGAAGGTGGTCAGATTATGGAAGCTGACATGGCCCAGTTAGAATTTCGTGTCGCAGCATTTCTTGCACAAGACAAGACTGCCATTGAGGAAGTGTCTACTGGCTTTGATGTACATGCCTACACTGCCAAGGTTATCAGTGATGCAGGTCAGCCTATGTCACGGCAAGAGGCTAAGGCACATACGTTTGCACCTTTGTATGGTGCCAGTGGTTTCGGTAGGTCACAAGCAGAAGCGACATACTATCAGCAGTTTACGACAAAGTATTCTGGTATTGCCAAGTGGCATGAGGCACTAGCCAAAGAAGCATTGAACACAGGTAAGATCACTACACCTTCTGGACGTGAGTTCGCATTCCCTGACGTAGTACGTAGACGCTTTGGGGGTGTGACATTTTTCACACAGATAAAAAATTATCCAGTGCAATCGTTTGCAACCGCTGACATTGTACCCATATCTTTGATATACATAGATAGGTTACTAACAGCAAACAGGCTACACAGTTGTGTAGTAAACAGTGTACATGACTCAGTTGTGATTGATGTGCACCCAGATGAAAAGGACAAAGTACTAAAGGTTATTAGCACAGCTAATGATAAACTAATCGCAATCGTCAACCGCAAGTGGAACATAGACTTTAATGTACCTCTATTATTAGAGGCAAAGATTGGTCCGAATTGGCTTGACGTAAAAGATGTAATATGATATAACCACCATTCGTCACAATGAAAAGGAGACTTAATATGAATCAAGTAGCAACAATCGACACAAACAATTTCTCAGCAATGGCCCAAGTAATGGGCATGGGAGCAGATGCTGCACAGCAGTCATCTAAAGCAAGTACACTTGCACGTTTACGTATTCACCACTCACCTATCATGGGTCAGCAAGAGATTGCTGGTAAGATGAAGAACGTAGAGGTTGTAAGTGGTGGCACCTACAAGCTAGAGATCCCTGATGGGCCTACATACTACGCTGAGAGTGTGTCCATTCGTCCTTACCTACAACGCTTCATGCATAAGAAGTTTGTCATGGGTAATGACTCAAGACCAAACCGCTATGTCAAAACTGTTATGGGTAATGATCTTAACCATGACATGAAAGACAACGATGGCGGCTTCAACTGTGGTAAACCTGCTGGCTTTATCAAAGATTGGGCTGCACTACCAGACACCATGAAAGACTTGATCAAATCAATCAAGCGTGTTCGTGCATTGTTTGGTGTCGTTGAACTGGTCAATCCTACAGACGATCAAGGTAACTCTGTTGACGTGGAGTCTACCCCGTTCATCTGGGAGATTGACAACCGTGACGCATTCAAAACAGTGGGTGAAGTATTCACTAAGCTGTCAAAGATGCGTCGATTGCCGCCACAGCATTATGTGTCACTCACCACAACAGAAGTACCGTTACCAAATGGTAGCAGCTTCTATGTGCCTAACACTTCACTGGACTTGAACAATACGTTGGACATGGACAATGAAGCACAGGAGAACTTTGCTAACTTTGTTGCATGGATTGAGAATTACAATACGTACATCCTCAACTCATGGAATGAGAACATGCACAAGAATGAAGAGGTTGACACAGATACTGTGGAAGAGTTCGTAGACATTGACGCAGAGGACTTTGTCTAATGAACCATCCTGCTGAACTGGCAATCAATCAGTATCTTGAAGATGCTACATCTGGTAAATCAACAATGTCGGAAGAAACAATCAAACAGATTGGTGCAGATGTAATGGATGCTGTAAAGCGCCAGTTCGGTGGGGGCAATAAGCGTGACAAGTTTCGGCTACGTATGTCTAACGTAGGTAGACCGACTTGTCAGCTTTGGTTTGAAAAGAATAAACCAGAGAAGGCATTGCCTAAACCGACAACATTCGTGATGAACATGCTTCTAGGTGACATAGTAGAGGCAGCGTTCAAGGGTATCATAACAGAAGCAGGAGTTAAGTACGAAGACGATGACAACTTTGTTGAGTTACAGTTAGGAGAGACTACCGTAAAGGGATCATACGATCTTGTGATGGATGGGGCAGTCGATGACGTTAAGTCTGCATCGGACTGGTCATACAGAAACAAGTTTGAATCGTTCCAAACACTAAAGGATAGTGATCCATTTGGTTACGTAGGGCAACTGGCTGGCTACGCTAAAGCTGCAGGTAAGAAAGCAGGTGGCTGGTGGGTAGTAAACAAAGCCAACGGTGGAATTAAATACGTTCCAGCAGAGGGTCTTGACATTGACGCAGAGATTACTACATTAGAAGATACTGTTGACACAGTAAACGCTAATGAGTTTAAGCGTTGCTTTGATCCTGTGCCTGAGACATTCAGGGGCAAGGCATCAGGCAATAAAATATTGAACAGTAACTGTAAGTTCTGTGACTACAGGTTTGAGTGTTACCCTACGCTACAAGAGTTACCGTCTAAGGTATCTCAGGCTAAGGTAAAACCCATTGTACCATACATAGAAGTAAAGGAGTATTAAATGTTAGGTGATGATGAAATAAAGGAAATGCAAGAGCAGATCAATGCTATGGAACAAGATCTTCTTGAGCGTAAGAAAGCCTTGCATGAGGCTAAGTATGCAGGGTTACGTTCCGCTATAGAAGCACGTAAGGCAGCAGAAGCAGCGGTGCGAGAAGAACTACGCACACTAGGTGTAGCTACTGTAAGTAGTTTGCCTAGTCCTTGGAAT